AAAGCTAATGGTTTCTGATTCTTCAATTTTCCTGGTGCCAATTTTTCAATAAACAAAAGCATATGCCTTATAACTAAACCGGCCGCAGAATTTTTCTCTGCTAAAATAGAGTAATAAATCTCATCATAATGTTCTTCGTGCATATCCTTACTCCAACCTTCAGTATCTGTACCATCTTTCAAGATAACAAATTCTTCTGGGTAACCATCTGGAAGCCTGTATGTAATCCCAATTGACTCAAAAGGTGAATGTCCTGGTACTTCAGAATAAGACGCATCATGTAAACCATGTGTGTGTGAATACCCTTTACCATCTTCATGAAAATTCATACTATCAAAGCTTTGAAAATCTAAAACTTCTTTTATAGTGGTCCATTCAGTAGTTATACGCTGCCACTCATCATCGGTAAAAGTTTCATATCTCTCAAACTCGTAATATAAAGTTTTTATTTTATTTTCCATATACTCTCCTGGTATTTTTTATTGTATGAATAAGATGATAGCACGAGAAAATAATTCTTGTCAACCCCTTGCCCTTAGATGTCAACACTATGATGATGAAGTAGGCCTGTTTATACTTAGAAAATAAAATTGTGTTTACATAACCAGGGCGGAAATACTTAGTCGTCTGGATTCAAGAAGTCTTTTACTTTACGTGTTTCAGATAAGACATTTTCAGAAATACGTCTGGTCCGGATTGATTCTTGTTTGATGATATTAGTCTCTCCAAGCAGCGTTGCTGAGATTCTCAAAAGCACTTTAGTTACCTGGAGGATTCTCCAATTCAAGTAGACTAACCCGGAAGTAAGGGTTAGTAAGATTATTCCAAAAAACAATTCCACTATACTAATGCTCGTACTTAGGATATTCTTTTGAGTCCTCTTCCTCTAGATGAGAAAGATAAGCTTCTTCTTGGTTAATCCATTCTTTAGCCTTGCTGGTAATATGTTCAAGTAAAATCTTATTCCACTGCTTATCATCAATGGCATTAATGTCCTTGTGAGCTGCTCCAATGTTATCCTTAAGCTCACTTAGGTAGGGCATACGACTTCTTTGTTCAATTATCTTTTCAGATTTACCATCTTCTCCGGGAACTTCAACTTGTTCATCATAAATATAAAATCCTGGACCATTTTGTAAATATTGTATTTGTTTACTTCTTAGATGAACTTTCTTTACATTATCTTTGGTAAGCTTTGAAACTCCACAAAAAGCTAGTGTTTGAATTATAGCTTCTTCAATCGTTTTGGCTGGTTCTATTTGAGTCATTAATTTCCTCTCCTGTGCTTTTCTTTTTTATTGATGGAGTCATATTTACATTAGAAAGCAAATTATCAAATTTCTTCTTCTCTTCAATATGGTCTCCTAACAATGCTTTATAAATCTTCTTCATTAGATTATAACCTACTGGTTCATCATTAAATAATATGTAAGACTGGCAACACTCTCTAATTAAAAAAAGCTCTTCAATAGTCAAACTTATGTCTACAAAATTGTTGTCGCTTCCTGGCCTAGTCACTTCTAGTATAGCTTCTCCAAGCTTTAATATTAACTCCTCACGAGCTGCAAATCCTGCATTACCTTGTATACCTCGTACTGGAATTGACATCACTTGTAGGTTGGTAGGGTGTTCTAGCAGCAAAGTTAGAGAATCGTTTAGATACAAAGATTCGTTTTTTGAAAGGGTTATGATTTTTTCTTCATCACTCCCAAACTCATCAATAGGTTGATTCATAATATTTTTCTCCAATCGAAGCTTTACATCTCCTGCAAAGATAGAAGGTTCTTTTCATACCTTGCCTTGATGCCCAAGTTTCAATAATTGGTGGGTTATCTTGATGACCTTTTATTTTACAAAGCCATCTATATATTATACTCATAAATTGATTAATCTCTATTGAGGTTGACTCGTTGTTCTAACTCTTCCACCTTAGCTGTAAGCAATGCCACAGAGTCTATCAAGGCATCTAACTTAGCATCTAGCTGGTCGTGTAGTGCCTTGAATGTCTCCGATTGTTCAATCATGTATTGATTAAGATTCACTTACTTAGGTTCTCCTACTAACCCCAAATCTACCCCAAAAAACACCCATACAAATGCTTCTATCATTGGAACTACAAATAGCCCAAATAGAGACAAAAACAATAATAACTTTAGTGGGTTTAAAATAACCATACGATACTCCTTATATCTTTTAATATTAAGCATATCACATATGTCAAATCAATGGTCAATTTGGGTGTACCAAATATAACTAATGTTATATTTCCTAAACGCTTTTAGTAAGTCTTTATAAGCTTGAATACCTATAAAGTTTTTTACCAGGTCCAGGTATCTACCACAGAAATATTTCCCATGATGGTCAGCATTGCTGCCATTGTAATTTATTACATGAGCCATCTCATGACATATAGTGGGAAGGTTTTTTAATGATGGATAGGTAAAGAATATTTTATCCTTAGTTGCGTAGGTTGGTTTGTGTCCATCTTCTATAATTTCCGGAGGATTTATCTTTGCATGGAAAGAGATTTTATCTATTAGTTTCTTAGTCTCTTCATAGGTAAGCACCTGAGTATCTCCCCAAAACATACAAGAATCCTCAGCTTCATATACACGCTTTCTTTGATGGTCTTTTATATGAGCATTAGGAATGTTTCCCATGCTTATAACCTTACTCATTATTTCTTCCTATACTTTGCAGTCTTACTTGCTATCTTCTTTGGTTGTGCAGATACTTGCTTCCCTTGTTTGGTAGCTTTTCTCTTAGCTCTTGTGGTAGCTCCATACTCTTGTGGAGATAAAGCTTGTCTAGCTTTCTTAGGTAGATATCTCTCTCCAGTCTTTCCACTTGGCTTTCCAGATTTAGTTCCCCAATCCTGCTTACCCCACTTGTCTAGAGAAGTCTTTCCTGTGTCCTTACCCTTATACTTCCCTCCAGCTTTCTTATAACGTTGTACAGCAAGTTGAGCCTTACGTGCTGACCATTGTCCAGGTTTACCACCCTTGCTTCCAGCTTTTACAGAAGCTTTTATTCTAGCCCATTTTTTAGGGTTTCGCTTTGTAGCAGTTTTTTGTTTTATTATGTCTATAAATATACTTTTTGCATACTCTAAATTATCCATTAGTCTGTCCCTAGCCATTGTTTTATTCTAGGTATCCTAGCTAGTGCAGCTAGTACAACCCCAAAAATTATTGTTCCAATAAGCAGTATAAAGAAATTTATTTCAGTGTACCTACCTAAACCTACTAATAGTGCGTCCTCTATGAAATGCAAAAGGCTTACTATAATTGTAATTGAACCAAATTTTTTCACTAAATACCCCTGTATTCCTTTGTAATATTTATTATTTTTAACTATAATAGTCATGGGTGCGAGGACTATGCTTATAATTTATTATAGGCCTTTATACCTATAGTTGTCGTACCCACCATAAGTTCTTGAGTCACTATAACCATGTATTCCAATAGTCTTTAGTACATCGCTAAACCCATTGTGGTCACCCATAATAGTCCTCATCTCATTATCTATGAGGGCATCCTTCTTCTCTAGCTCTGCCAATTGGCTATCCAGCTTCTCAGTTAGTTCCACAACCCTTCTAGTTGCTTCCATGTGTTGTGCCTGTAACTCTGAGATGTTCTTTACATTCTCTTCTACAGTACTATCTAACTGAGCCATGTACCAAATGATTCCAAATGCTTGTGCTATAACTATTCCTATAATTCCTATAGGCATCTTTATCTTACTTAGTTCCATTGTCTCCTACTTTTTCACTCTATCCCAAACGATTCTCGCTAGTCCTATAACACCAACTACGATTGATGTCCAAGATAGTATTTGAATTGTCATTATATCTTCCCCTAAACCATGACGAGATAAGTCTGCCATGATACCTCCAAACACTATTAAAGGTATAGGGAACCATTGTTTAATTATACTCATTATTTTTTATTCTCCGTTTTCATTCCAAACACAGAGCCTGTAAGTAAAGCTCCAAAGCCAATATGAAATATACCTCCATTAGTTAGAGTGAAGGGTTCGTGTCGATTGACACCTTGTGACGCTATTTTTAGGTACTCTAGTCGTACCATTGTATCGTCTAGCTCTGAAAGCCTTTCTAAGTAGTCGGCTGGATTTGGTCTAGTTAATCCTATATAAGATGGAACTATCACAAAATCAAAGAGGCAGATAACCACATATGTAATAAGGGCTGTCCACCTCCAATAATTTGTCATAATTCTTTTAGTCTGATTCTGGAATTGTTATGCTTTCTATAGCTTTGATAGAAACTTTAGAGAACTCTTTTATCTCTTTTGTTATGGCTTGTTTCTCTGAATTAGTTACTTTGCCATCTTTTAGGGCAACACTAATTGCTTGTATAATATCCATTCCTTCATCCACAATCTTTTTACCATCATCAGCTAAACCTTTATTTAGATTGTAGAAGGTCATTCCTAAGCTTATTATTTTCATTGGATTCATTTTGTCCTCCTTAGACTCCACACCCGCAGTTCCCACCGCAGGGGCATCCTTGCATTTCGAGCTGTATGTCGCATCCTTCACACTCGCACTCACAGAAACATTCGAGAGGTTCACAAGAACACTCCCCAGCTTCTAAACAAGAACAAGATTCCATGTCTACCATTACTCACTCTCCAACACTTTCATGCCAAGGGCTATGATGCCCCCAACACATCCAGTAGCTATTTCATTGTATTCATATACAACACCAATAGATGATAATATTCCTAGCACTACTATGGCTAAAAATATTTGTGGTCTTAGTTTTCCAAACATAAGCTTCTCTCCTATATCCTACGATTCCTTGCATGAAATGTGTCTTTGATATGCTCTGCCTTTTTAAAGTCTCTTAATGCTTCGTTCATCTCAGCATCATCTAGCATATCTTCCCACTTGTGTAACCACTCAAATACATTGAATCGTGTCAATTTTATTTACCTCGCCTATAATTTGTATTAGCAACTATTTGTTGCCCTACTTATTATACAAACAAAGTAAAATAAATTTATTACTTTTTTGTTACGCTAGCCCAAATGCTACGACTCTAATGTAAACTGCAGATAAGTCAGTAGTGTTAGCTACTTCGTCTAGTGCAGCACCATCAGCTCCAGCTTCGTACACTTCAACTTTTTCGTTACTGTAGTCGTATTGAGCTACATAACCTGAAGTTTCAGTATCAATCATAACAGCGTGTATTGCAGTGAAACCAAGGTCTCCTGCTGTTAATGCTTCTCCACCTGTTGGGTATGAACTATCGAACTGTATTCTTTTAATAGTGAACTTACTTGCAGTTCCACCACTAATTGCAGCTCCTTCGTGTGCCCCACTAGGTGTTGTTAATGTTAATGCCATATTTAGTTTCCTCCTTAAATACTAAGATAGATTTCCTATCTATTTATTATACTAATATATTGTTATTTTCTTTTGATAGCTTCTGCGATTTCATCCCTCTTCTTCTCTCCGGGGCTTCCATCATCAAAATTCTTGTATCCCATCTTCTTCGCTTGAGCAGTAGCAACTGCAAAAGGATTGTCTATTTGTTTGCGTACTTTCTTTTTAGCATCACTAGATGCTCTAGTACTAGATAACAACCCTACTAATAAAGGAAGAATCTTTTGAACAGGGGCCTCTTTGCCCCCTAACCTAAAAAATTTGTAGGCTTCTCAACAGTTCCCCTGTAGTCAGAAGATTTTTGGAAACAGAATTCACATCCACAAGACTCTTTATATATATGCTTTGAATCTTGTGCCATCCAATTAAAGAAATCATCGGTAGCTTTTTTCACAGGTACTTCAATAGAATTTGAGCCTTCTTGTATACCTGGTTGCTTGTAGTTACCTATTATTGGGGGTGTAAGTGCATCACTAAGGTGACTCATAGATAAGTTTTGCCCAGCACTATTCACCGCCCAAGGTACGTAAGTATGCCCTGCAGGGTCTTCGTCAGCAACAGGAATGTATCTCCTAGTCTCTGCTTCAACCTTAGAAGGGAATCCCATAGTGTCCAAGAATCTATGATGCTCTTCTTCTCTAGCTGGGAAATTGTCTAGTATGTCCTTCAAAGTAAATTCTTTTTGCATAAAATTAAAAAACGATTTTGTAAAATCTATATCACCATTTGATTTGAACATTAACTCCACCTCCCTTTTTGTTTCTTCATGTGTATGTTCTTTGGATATAAGACAGCTACCATCAATACATGATTTAGTAGCAGCGCCTTCTGCTTTGATTATTTCAAAAGAAGCAGCCTGGTTCACACCCTTCTCACAAACAGTAACCTCAGCCAACTCTAATTCGTCAACTTGCATTACCTTTTGGATACCCTTTTGAATGTTTTGAGTTTTTAGAGCACTCCCAGCAATACTATAACTTTTTAGTTTACCAGAATGAATTTGCTCTTTTACTTTTTTTGCTATTTTTGTATCATTTCTAAGCTCTGTGATAAAGAATAATCCCTCTCCATCTTTTACCCCAGACTTGAAAACCTTACCACTCTTACTAATATACGCAGGTAGAGCCCACCCTACTTGCACATCAGAATGTAGAACCATAGCGTTTCTAGTCCTAATGTTTTCCATGTACTTATCAAATGCTTTAGATAAAGCTGTAGTAGTAATCAAATGTCCTTCTCTATCAACTAGCTCAACAGAAGCAGGTCCACCTATAACTAACTTATCATCGTCAGAAATACCTTGCTTCTTAAGTTCTTTTTGATATATCGATTCCTTTGGATACGCTCTAGACAGGGTTAGAATCTCTGCTGGAGAAGCGAACCCTGCTTTATATAAACGTTTGTATTCATCTAAAGCTTTTGAAATATCCTTTACAGAAGATTTCCCATCAATAGCTTTTTCTATGAAATTTATGCTTGGGTCTATTGTATCAAGCCCTTCTGCTTTTGTAACAGGTTCATCACAACCACAATCGTCAGTTGCAAACCCATCTTTATTCCAATTAGATGGACTAGGAATACTTCCTACATCGGTTGCTACATATTTTATTTCTTCAGTTGTCATGTTAGTCGGCTATTCCCCAAATCACCCCAGTAAGTGTTGGAGTGTTTTGTGCTGCTATCATTGATATCTTTCCTCTAAAGTCTAAAGGTACTTCACAATTAAAGGTGTCACCACCATAAATAGGAATACCATTAGCAGAGGTTGCTGTTTTGTCAAAGGCTAAATAAATAATATCTGCTGCTGTTGCAGAACGATTCGTAAATTGAACCCCTCTGATTACAGACATAGATGCCTTCTTTATTGATGTAGAAGCATTGGTAGCTCCAGTCCATTCATAAAGATTACCCTCAGCACTTGTTTGGTTACCATCAACATAAGTAGAAACTGCTGTAGTATCCTCTCTAACCTCAAACATAATCTTATCTATATAGAAGTTTATGTTATGGTTAGCTTGTGTAACTACATATAATCTGTATGAAGCTGCATCTGTGTTTGCTGGTATTGTATATGAAGTAGTTATTCTTGTCCAACTAGTAGCCAAACTAGAACTTCCAGAAGAAGCTAGTTCTGTACCAGATGAATCTGTAATATTGATTTCTACTGTCCCTGAAGCAGAAGCACCTCTATGTTCACATTGAACTGTTATATGTTGAGGGTTTACACTTCTTGCAATCTTTGGAGATTCCCAATAAAACCCTTCTCCTGCTGCGGAGTTAGCTGGGTTTACTAGAAGAGAAGCTGCTCCTTCAGCTTGTTGACCAGTATCTCTAGCTATTGCAGAACCAGTTGCTGTGTATATCGAAACATCTGTGCCTTCAATACCTGGGTTTGTTACCAGGTTAGCTGCTTTTTCTCCACCATTAGCAACTATTGAATATACATCTTCAGCAGTGGTGCTTGCAGCATTTGATATTGCAACATATCTATTAGCTGGATGTACAGACTGTCTAGTAGAACTATCTATGTC